TCTATATAAAGCACCCAGGAAAAAACACACGGGGGGGGGCTAGCTAGCACGCTCACTCCTTCGCGCCTTCGCTCTCGCGCGGGATCTTGATTAGCTGCTCGGGTTTGCCTGGCTTGTGATCTATCACGCGCGCCCGAGCCTGCGTGAGTACGTCACTTAAATTTAGATTATGTTCAACTGTTTGTTTTTCCGCCCAGGTGTCTCTGTCAGCTGATTTGAGGTAGAGCTGGATGGAGTTGAAGTCACCGTCCTGGATTTTTTCCATGAGCTTGGACGTGGCGAGCTGAAGTCCTCGCGCTTTCCCTGCGTCCAATCTCTCCTTTAATTCCGAGTTTTTTTTATTCCTATGTTTATTGAACGTGTCCCATCCTATCCCCAGGCTACGGCATATATCCATGATTCCCATGTTCAAAGACGCCAGATATTCAACCCTTTCCAGGTCAATATTTATGGGTTTCCTTCCTCGTTTTTTTGGCATTTTATTTGTCATAATCCGATTAATTATAGCTTAAATACAACACTATTAACTATTTATTACTATTAATTGCAGTATGAGTGTTGACAATAGAGTAGTATAGTGTAATATATGAATGTGGTTGTTAATTTAAAAGGAGTAAAAAATGACTAAGTATGTAATAAGCAGTGATGAAGTTATTGATGTGGCATGCACCAATGATGGCAAGATTTGTGAGGAATGTGGTTGTGATGCTACTGGAGGAAATAACAAGATCCAGTTCTGTTATGACAAAGTTCTTTGCAATCCATGTGGCGAAATATTCATGGAAAAAAAGAAACAAGATATTTTAAAAATGATTGAAGAAGGAGGGTTGAACTAATGACTATTATTTATAACAAGGATGCAGCTGACAACGCTGTGACAGTTGACAATTATCCCTGGGGATACACTCTTAAAACCAAGAGAAAATATTGGATTGAGACAACTAAGAGAGGTGACAGACTTTGTTACCAGACTCTAAACCCCAAGACTGATAAATGGTGCGCTGTTAAGAAAAGCACTTATGCTGGTATTAAAGTTCTTTATGAAGATGACCAGGGACACATCAAGACTTACACATTAAATCCTGTCTGGGATAGCAAAGAATGGCTTGCTGAGTTCCAGGAGATTGTTGATGTTACCAAGTTAACTGATGCCCAAAAAGCAAAGATCTGCGAAATGAAGACAATACACCATGTGAGAAAAATGGTTGATGTTCAGATTGTCAACACAACAATGATGGATAAAGAAGAGATAGCAAAGAAAGATGCTGAGCAAGAAAAGATAACAAAGAAACTAACTAACTATGCCAACCATGTCTATGGTAAGTGCCTGGTTAAAAACAACATAGGAGGATAGGTTATGAAAGCGATTGGAGGATACACATTGTTTTTTGCAATAAAAAGACTTGAAATGACAATTGAAAACATAAAGCTTCAAAAAGGCCAGGTCCTTTGGGATGATCTTGAAAAGCTTGAAACGATACTTGACGCGTTAAAAAATAAGGAGGATAAATAATGGAATATAAATTTTACATAACAGGCAGCCATGGATACCTGGTTGTTAAAGATAGAGAGCTAGACGATCTAGGCATAGCCAACAAGATCAGCCCGTTCAGCTACCAAATGGGTAACAAAGTTTACCTGGAGGAAGATTGTGATGCTTATATGTTTATGAATACATACAAAGCAACCCAAAGAGATCCAATGATTATTGACTGGATTCACAAGGAAATACCAAAAGATAAAATGACCAGATATGACAAGGGAGTGGCATGAACATATTTATAGACATGGACGGAGTGTTAGCTGATTTTGTCAAAGGAGTAGAAGGGCCAAAGTTTTTAAACGGCCCTTTGGATCCTGGTACCTATGATGATAGAAAAAAAGATTTAAGCGACCAGGGACTGTTCCTGGAGTTACCAATTATGCCAGGTATGCAAGATCTAATTAATTATGTAAAAGGCACTGGTTTGTATTGGGAGATCCTAACAGCAACTGGTGATGTAAACAGAAAGAGAGTTGCAGCTGATAAATATTTCTGGATTAGAAAAAATGTTGATCCTGGAGTTCTTGTAACATGCACCATCAAAGGCAAACATAAGGCCGTTTATGCCAGGGAGGACCACATACTAATTGATGATAGAGCAGATAACATCAACGCCTGGATACAAGCTGGCGGTATTGGGATCCTACACAAAGACGCCCAGGACACTATCAAAAAACTTAAATTAATAGTATAAAAGAGTAGACATGTGCATTGTACATGCTATACTTAGTGGGTAATGAGGTTGTTAAATAAGGAGGAAAAATGACTAATAAACACAAATGGAACGATGAAAGATATGTTGGTGGCATTGATGCTGGTGACAAGATCTATTACAAAGGTGACATGGCCAACATACCTGGTTGGGGAACTGTTACCAAGGTTGTGCCTTGTGAGTATTACCACAAAACAGTAACTATTGAGTTGGAAGATGGAAGAGTTCAGAATGTCAACCCTTACATGTTAGGTTGTCAGACCGAGGTTGATAAACCAATCTACAACCAGGGTGGTTTACAAAGACATGTGATGGCTTACAAAAAAACATGGGAGGTAGCGTAATGGATATTAATAAAATAAATCACTTTGTTGATAAGAAAAAAGCAGAAGGCAAGAGGGTTGCGCTGTACGATGGAGCTGATATTGGTTTACCAGGTACTGTTGCTGTCGTTGATTATGAGGGTGGTTATTATCCTTGTGTTGATCTTGAGATTGGTGATTGTGCGAATTGGAACCAAGAAAAGATTAATGCCTGGAATACTAATCAAGGTTTAGATAAAAACACAGTTGATATGATTATCAACCAAAGCATGTGGCCAAGCCACAATAAAAAGGAGGTAGCGTAATGGAATATGTAATTAGAACACATGGCAATGGCTGGTTTAACTTTGAGGACTTGCCTCAACATGGCAACTATATTCAAATTCACAACATGAATTGTGGTACTGACAGAAAAGCAATTAACAGAGCAAGAAAAATAATCGGTGACAAAAAAGCTAAAATTGTAATAAAGGAGGTAGCGTAATGAACTTATTAAAAAAACTATTCAGAAAACCAGCCAGGCGCAAAGCTTGGCATGGTTCTTATTTAATTAATCATTTTCTAAAAAACTAGGAGGAAGTAATGGAGAAGCAACTTTATAATAATTTTAATATTGGTATGGCTAGTTATAATGGCACACCAATTTTTGCAGTAAGACCAAGTAAATATGCACATGAAAACTGGGGCCATTTAGGAATGGATTTTTGGTTTGATGCTACTAGCCTTGAAGAAGCTGAAAACATTATTGATGGCTTTGTTGAATTTTTAAAAGGTGGGAAGTAATGGAAAGATTTGCAGATACCTTTAGAGATGATTTCTATGTTTGGGAAGACCATATAGAAGGCATAAACAAACCAGTTCTCTGGGAATACAAAAACAAAGATAAGTGTTTTTACCAATGGCCGATGTGGAAAAGATCAGATTACAAGATCTTAATACAATTAACCAAAGACCAGAAAAAACTAGCCCTGGACTACTTAGACGAGCTACACGCTCCACTTAACGAAGAGACAAGGCATCATAACAACGAGAAAGCAAAAGCCAGGAGGGCCGCTCAATGATTGACTGTATAGAAATTCTAATCGTGCTTTCATTTATGGTCTTTTGCCTACATGGAGCATATCTAATAATTACCAGGGAGGACCAAGACAAATGAAGATAGACAGAAGACGAATACCAAAGCATTTGAGAAATCTAAGAGATGAACAATTGCATTTATTAATATTACTATTCACGGAAAGACTATGACATTTGACCAAGCACTAGCAAAATATAAAGCTCATATGGCAGACAATGGAATCACTGGCGATTATGCCTACATTTCAGAAGATACCTCTAAAACTAACACAGAAGGCGCGTGGTTACTTAAAGACATAGACGGGGACAACATAGCCTACGTTGACAAACATGGCGTTGAGAGGCTTTAGAAATGACCACAGACCAATTAATGAAACAAATGCGCGATAAATACGGCTTAAACCAAAGCGGTGGATGGAAAAATGGCCTAACACCAGAGAAACTATTAAGGATCGTATCTAAAGATGACCGCACGAAACTAACCAGGGCGTTTGCAAAAGATAAACGCTATAAACATATTAACCAGGAGTAACCAATGTCAGGGAAAGGAAGTACGCCAAGACCAATTCCAGATCGTAAAAAATACGAGTCTGAGTTTGATCGCATCTTCGGCAAAAACAAAAAGAAAAAAGAAACCAAAGATAAAAAAGAAAAGAAGTGATTGAGGCAATTAAACTAATAATTTTAACAATGGCTTTAACTACCATTACAGCTCTACTTGTTGTAGAGTTAATAGTTAGATGGATTGATCGCTCTGATTGATCCTCTCACGAGCGCTCGCGGGAACTCCTCCATTACAACCTTCCGTGTGCGCTCACCTACAATAGGTCTACCAGGCCCACTAACAAAAAATGCTTCTTACCACCAGGTTGTGATTTCCTCAAGCGCTTCTGCTCACCCTCCAGGACACACCACACCACCTCTTTCTCAATTAACTCAGTCATAGCTCTACCAGATGTTTTTCTATTAACACCAGTCATCTTTGCATAATAACTAATCGCATCATGGCTGCTCCAGGTTTCATACCTCCACCGCTCGCATAGCGCCCACATAATAAGCTTCGCACTCACGGATAGATCCGTCCGCCCGCACTCGCGCCTGTACCAAGCCCATACCACTGCTCTCACCCTGGAGAAGTCTCCATCTCTCCTGGCTAGCTCTAACGGGACAAAGACTCCCGCTCGCTCCCGCTCGCTCGTGTGTGCTGTGATCCACCAGTGGTCCTTGTCTATTGTTTTAAATCTTTTCATTTCTTTACTTCTTTTTTTTCCCTGGAAGCTGAACCCCCTCAAGGGGTTCGCTTCCTATATCATATGAGTATGATATGGATATATGACCCAAGTAGGGGCGTACTATGTCCCTATCTTACCCAAGGTATGTCCCTAACACTCCCATACTATGTCCCTAACACTCCCTATGGTTATTCCTCGTTTTTTCGTGGATAATCCATAATTCCATATCTTAATTCTTGTTTTAATTGTCTTTTTTGTCTTTTATTACCCAAAAGATATACATACCTATGTTTAGCACTTCTATAAACTCTTTTGGTCCTATCGCCTAAATGATGCCTGGAATGTTTACCATCTTTACCAGCCATATCTGTTCTAGGTTTAGAAGTACCTGTAAATAAAAAATTAGTAGCCTGGTAAACAACTCCCAAATGATCTTGTGCTGTGTCAGCATACGAAACTATTATTTTTGGTTTAGGTAATAATTTAAAAGATGCACCGATTAACATAGATGCTTCATTTTTTTTATTGTTTTTTAAAACTAATCTATTTAATTCTATAACTAATTTTTTGTTCTTTTCACCAGCTATACCTTTACACAAATGTGGAGATGCTGGTGATCCATAAGAAATAATACCAACCAATTGATCGTTCAAAAATAAACCATAAGCATAACTAATAGATGGCATACGTTTAGCGTAATGTATGTCTAAAATAAATGGTTTTGTGTCCTGGTATGATATTTTTTTTACTTCGTACAAGTCTTTCATTTTAAAAATTGTCATATAAATTACTGGTATCTAGCGGTTCATTTAATGGTTCTAAAACACCGTTGCGTCTAAATAATGTTTTTGCAGAATAGTCTACGCCTCCGCTGTTAGATTTTACAAGCGCGCCCCTTACCACCGCCATTCTGTCGTAGGGTACATGTTGCTCTTCACAAATTCTTTCACAATCCTCTGCACTTGCCAGGGCCATTGTGAGGCAGAACCTCTGCGAATCGACAAGTGACGAGGCGCCCCTCACGCTTGTTCTCTGAACCATCTGGTCATCTGAATCTACCGTTAAACCTTGTTTGTTTAAATGATGTACGGTTAGCGTGCAACACTGTAACCTTGCGCTTATGTTTGCACAGTAAGATCCCCACAACTGGCCAACTTCGTTACTACTAGAAACATTACCAGTGGTAAATGCCTGGAGCGGATCAAAACAAACCAATTTAATATTTGGTATTGATTTAATTTCTTCCACTAATTCCATTGCAAGATCCGTGACGCCTTCTTCCCTCAATAAAATCATTGGTTCTTTCTGCTCTGGAATCGGAAAGATATAAACCTCATGCTCTGATTGGAATCTTTTTCCCAGGGGATCCAGGAGTTCTAGTCTTCTGTGGATCTCTGGAAGATCATCTTCACTGGCAAATATAATAGAGTTACCACGCTCAGTAACATCTTTTCCCCACCATCTTCCACCACAAGCTATGCACAATGCCAATTGGATTACACTTAATGATTTACCAACTCCACCAGACGCTGCCAGGAGTCCTGGTTTACCCATTGGTATCAATCCCTCTACTAAAAACTTTTGTGGTTCTGGTGTGCCTACCAGGTTACGAATAGCATACTTTTGTATACCAAGCTTGTGTTCCATCAACTCAGCTTTCACTTTATCTAAACCATGCTTTAAATATAAGTCATTGTAATCGCCACGCTCGCTGGGCAGACGCACGGCCACGTTGGGTATTGCTGCTGCACATTCCTGGGCTTTCTTTTCACCCACGCCGTTGTCATCGTGATCCAGGGCTAAAATAATTCTAGCACCCGTCAGCTTGCGCAATTTAGAGACTGCATCCAACGTAAAGTTGGCACTAAATACGCAAGCCACGGGAATCTGGGTAGCTTCATATATTGTTGCGGATGTTGAGTAACCTTCAGCTACTACCAATCTTTCACAATTAGCTAATTCGTTAAATGTAATTCCAATAAGAAAAACATTACCTTTAATTTCTGATGCGGAGGCAAACTTTTTACCCCCTTTTTTATCTATGTACTGTATAGATCTTATTGCACCTGTAGTAGAATACACGGGAACAATTAAACTACCGTTAGATTGTTTCAACCCATAGTTTTTAACCTTTTTATTTGTGAGATACTCATGCTCGACAACATCGTTGCATTTATTAAATTTTTCCCGTATCTCTTCTGCCACCTCATCTTGCTTAATTTTTCTATCAATTTTCGCTTGCTCAGATGCTTCTTGCATTTGTTTATGTAAAGCTTCTCTGTCCACCTGGCTTAAAGTATTAGAATCAACTGAACTCCACTTACCCTCAAAGCCTGTTTTCCAATTACCAAATGTTGCGAAGTAGTGACCGTGTAATTCATTAACAACATAATAACCAGACTTAGAACCGCCTAGGTCTGGCTTCATTCCAGGTAGAGCGACTGGCACCCTAACAATTTTACCTGTTGATTCCAGGTGATTGATTTGCAAACCTTGTGCCTGCATCTCATGTATTAAGTCGTTTGTTGTTTTTTTATGTGTATTTGTATTTTTAAGTTCTGGTATTATATTGTTATCTTTGCAGTATTTTTTTAGATCCATTTATAAGCCTTTCGTCATCTTCCCTGGCCCTGGCGTTGGCCCAGTTTAGATATTCTCTAATGATTGAAACAAATATTTTTTTTCTATCGTCCCTTTCCCATTCATGCAAGGGTTCGCCTTTGTTGTCAATCAATAATTTTTTGTATAAATTTTTGGTGGATGCTATAGCGTACTCAGTACCAATGTCATTAAGTTGCGCCTTGTTAGGGAGGCGTTCGCCTTCACCTAGTTTTTTTAAATGAGCCATACAGCATGCTCCAAGCCAATGTTCTTTGTCTTTCTTTAATAAAGGCCCCGCTGGTGCTTTACAATATGCACACAGCGTTGGCCTGTCGTTGTTGTCAAAATTAAAATGGTGCGTCATCGTCTAGCGTAGTTGATCCCATCTTATCAAGATCTTCCGCAGACGGAGATGCCTCTATAGGCTTCTCACTTACCACTTTTGGTTTTTTATCAGTAGGTTCCCATGTTCGGCCCCAGTCCTGGTCAACTTCAAAAAAGGTACTTCCTTCTTTTTGTTTGATAACGGCAGATACACTTTTACCCATAAATGCGGTTTCAGTATCACTAGGCAATTCTTTCAAGCCCATTGCTTTACACATTGCAAGTAATGACTTTAGACCATTTTGCACTACTTTTTCATTTTCATGCCTGGTTGTAAATAACGCGTCAACGGTTTGAGCTGTATCACCAACTTCAAATTTTGCGCTATATCCTTCCCAGTTCTGGTTTCTTTCGCTTGTTAATACTGTTTCGCCCTGGAAGTGCAACACATGCCTACCAGGTTTTAAATTTATTCTATCGTCATTTGTGACGTCAACCTTATAATTACTTAGATCCATAATTTACTCCTTGTTTAAATCCAACATTTATATTCAACACAATCATCCTCTTCAGATCCGCAATAGTTACAATAACCATCAGTAAATTGCGGATCTTCTCCAGGGTTATGCTCGTTATATTCCTCAGAGATTATCTCGTTCATTTCAACATCTCCCCTCTTATTGTTTCCCAGTCCATTGGTATCTCATCAGGTAAGTTGTACCTGTTTTTAGCTAAAAATGCTGGCTCTTCATTTGTGTAAATGATTCTATCGCCACTTACAGTTTTAGTAGTCATGCCACCGCTCTTGCCTTGTACCTTGATAGTGCCAAGTTTCTTAGCTGCAAAAAAACATGCGTCTGAGTGTTCTAACAACAATGCAGATGCTTTTCTGTGCAACTTGAGAGAGTAACGGTCATAAGGTTCAATCCTGGGATCTTCTACCTTTCTGACTTCGCTATGACATATCTGGAATATCATCATGCCCTTTTCTCTAAGCACATTTAACGCGTGTATATACTTGCGCCAGTACGTCAATGTTTCGGTATAGCCTTTCCCGAAACTTGGCTGGTCAATCGATTTCCAACCATTGTCCTGGCATGCTTTTTCCCACAATAAATTTTCTAACCAATCTAAAGAGTCAACACAAACTGTTTTATAGTCGTGTGTTTCCTGCGCTAGCTCGTTTAGGTTCTCCATTACATCTTCAAAAGATTTGCAACGTATATTGTCCATTTCAATCTTTCCCAAACCGTCTTCCACGTCTAATAAGATAGGGTTTTTGGTTTGTGAAGCTAAATGTGTTTTACCAACAGCAGGGCCACCGTGAACAATAATTCTAGGTGGCTTCTGTTTGCTCTTTTTTCTTATATCAGCTAAACCCATTATGCAGACTCTATAACTGATTCAGACTCAACTGCATCTTGTAATCTTTTACTATATTCAGCTCTTAAAATATCAAGCTTTTCTAGTTCAAAATTTGCATTACCAACTAATTCATTTTTCTGTCTCTCAACATTAGCTAGTTTGTTGTAATGTATCTTATTCTCTTCAGTAAGATCGTCATACGCATATTCAGTTCCACCCTCTTCAAAGCTAAACTTTATAGGTTCTTGTTGTACTTCACTCATTTTTTTTCCTTGTTATTAAGTTTATATAAATCGCAGATGCTTCTTGCGTTACACCAGCGACAATGATCCCCAAATACATATTTAGGGTTTTCCTCTTCACACGCATCAACTGCGGGCTGTAAGAAATCGTAGGCCCAATCCACTAAATACTCAGCGGTTGTATGCCATGTCTTGATGGGGCCACCGCCCCAGGTTGCTCTAGGTTGCACTATGGTAATTTCAACCTCAGTGTCTTCACTACCATATCTTGATAACGCTCCCAAAGCGTAAATCATTGCTTGTTTATTTTGATCTGGACTGACGGGATATTTACCAGTCTTTAGATCTATGACACACATTCTCTTAGGGGTTACGATAAGTGCGTCAGCGTATCCATATAGATTATCTGAAATCTCTTCCAGTCTAACCTTTTGTTCAACAAGCAATCTCCCGTCAATTTCTTTAGTGCGATTTTGCACATAATCTACATAAACCTTGGCACAATCTATCATGTCCTGGTCTACCTCTATTTCAAAATCCTCTACAAATTCTTTTTTGCCTAGCCAATAATCCTCCAGGCTAACGTCTACTAAAAAACCTTTTAGTAATTGTTCAGTCATGGAATGTATTAATGTACCAACAGCAGCAGGTACTCCAACCTGGTAGTCAACCTTTGCTGCTAGCTTTGGCATCCCTGGGCATTTTGTCCATTTGTCTGATGCAGATGGGCTAAGTAGTGCGTGCTTCATTTGATACCTTTGACTCTTCCTCTACCTTTAAGATCTCTTCCATGTCATAGACAACTTTTCCAGCCAACTTTACATAGTCTGGCCCCATCTTTTTATTTCTCCAGTTTTCTATTGTTCTAGGTGATCTCATCCAGCGTTCAGCGAGTTGCTTAGTATCAATAAACTTTTTTTCACTATTACTCATGTTTTACTCCTCTTTGTTTTGATTTTTATAATCATATACGCTAATATACTCGTTATCAAGCATTAATTTAAAAATATAGGAGGAATTATGAGCATTGATAATATAACACCAGAGCAATGGGATCAATCAATAGATAAGTTGGCTACAAACAACCAGGTAGGTGGCACGCACTATAACCATTTGAAAATACAACCAATTGATTATATATATGCTAATAAGCTATCCTATAACTTAGGTAGTTGTTTGAAGTACATAACTAGAAATAAAGGAGAAAGGGAAGACAGGATAAAGGATCTACAAAAAGCCATACATTTTATCTGTCTTGAATTAGAAATGGTACATGGTGTTGATTGCGATGGTAACGACATTGGCAAATATTCTGTAGAAGTATCAATAAATGAGTAAGGTAATTATGAATTTATGCGAGTTTGAAGATCCAATTTTCATTGAGAGAAATGGAAGGAAGCCTGTATATATAAATAAACATCTGGCTAAAAAGTTTGCTGATTTCTGTGAGAACCAAAAAAAGGATCAACATAAAGTTGCTGAGTATTTAATATCTTTGGGTATTAATACTATAGAGCATTATGAAGATCCTAAAGTTCTTCTGGACATCGAAGCTCTTTAAATAGATCTTCTGTATTTTGCAACGAATCTGTTGCTTGGATATCTTTGTCTTCAACGGTTATCTGTCCTTTACCACAAGGGAAAGCAAATAAAACCTTTTGACAATTTAGTGCTACCAAAGCATACACATCTATATCACCCTTCTTATAAAACCTATTTTTAGAATGAGAACCACAACGCAAATCAAACCTCCAGTTTTTTCTAGCTTTCTCTATTTGTTTTTGTGTTTTGACCTGGCACTTGTAAAGAGTGTGGTCAACCTCAAAGATGATGTCGGCTTTAGATCCGTGTGGCATCACGGTAACGGTGTCCGAAAAAGCAGAAAGCACCGAGGCTACTAAATATTCTCCAGAACGGCCAACTCTTTCTGATTGGCGGGACATTTAACTAATTCAGCAGGCTGTTTAAATACTCCAACCTTTGTAGCTCTTCTGGAGTCATTTGTTTTTCTTGCTCTCTACCTATTGCGGATCCCAATCTTGATGCCCTGGCGGTTGGCAACACGGCTTGTTGTGGTATTGCTCCAAAAGCTCTTCTCGTTTGCCCTGCTTTTAATGCAGCCTCACCCATAAGCCTGGGTGATTGAAAAGGTAAGGTTGCTGCCAATCCTGGTTCAAGAAATGATGCTATGGCTGTCCCAGAGCCAACTGCACCCTGTAAACCTCTTGGTCGGAACTCACTTAAAGCTTGTCCAGCGAGATCTGGTAAAAGATCTGGATCTAATTTATTTAGCATGTCCAATCTATTGCCATAAGATGTGTTGACATTATTTCTCATCGTTGACTGTAATTTTCTTAAAGTAGTTCCAGCTGCACCTTTTTTATTTAATGACAATTCTTTTGCTAATTGTATTTCTAAGTTTAACGCCTCTTCATAAGGCCTCATAACATCTGCATATCCTGGTACTTGATCTAAAATTTCATTTTTTACTTTAGATCTTATGTCTGCAATAATTCTTTGCTCACCCTTTGCCTTTGCTTGTAATGGATATAGATCGTCTATTTTTCTTTTTAATATATCTAAACCTTCTGCGGTATGGGTTTTTGGATTTGATGCAAACTCATCAACAACATTTTTTACATCTTGTAATTTTTTAATTGTAGGAGTGTCGTATTTTGGTATGCCTTCATAAAAAGAATCAGCGACAAGCTCGCTCATTTGTTTTTGTATTGGTGCAAAGTCTATGGGTTGTTCCGCAAGCTTCAATCCTTTTATACCACTTGTATATTCAGCAGCTCTTTGTGATCCCATGTCTTTCAAAGCAACAAATGCTCTATCAACAACATCTAATTGCCCTGTGTCTTCTCGCATGTTTCTTATAAATCTTTCTTGAGCAGATCCACCTGTTGCACCAGCTTTAAAAGCTTGGCCTATTGCTTCTGATCCCACACCAGTTGTTAATCCTAAAGTTTCTTTTGCTGCGGTGCTTACAGGACCAGCTACCTTTTGTGCGCCTTTTAATGATAATCTTACTGGATCTATGGCTTGTCCAACCTTACCAACCTTTTCTGCTGTAGCAGCTAATTTTGGTGCTTTTGCTGCAATAGTAGCTCCACCTGTTAATACAACTGATGCGTCAGCTAAAAAACCAGCAGGATCTTTAGCAAAGGTTTGTTTTATATTTTCTAAACCACCATATCTATTTGCAAAGTATTGACCTACAGCCCTGGCTGTCTTTTCGTCTTTTTGCTCCCCAGGTATTGCCAATTGGACTATTCCTTTTCCCAGAGCATAAACTGATTTTGCTGTTGTTATGGGTTGTAATAATGGGGTTACTATATCTTTACCAAGCTGTAGTGTGCTTCCTGGTAAATTTTGTATAGCTTGTTTTAAGACTGGCTGCTCGACTTTAGGTGCTGTAGCAACAACCTCTTCAACCTCCTGTACCTTTAAAAGATCATCATATAAAGACATTTATACTATCGCCCTCCGCTTTCTTGTTCTTTTAATAGTTTTGCATATCTTAAAATAGACTGTTTTTCCTCTGTGGTAGGAGCTTCTTTATATCTATTAAGCACCTCTTCGCTTGTCATGGATTTATATTCATCAAACAATACTGAATCTAAAATGTTGTCAAAAGTTACATCATCTTTTTCGTAACCTTTTAATGTTCCTTTGTCCATCCAATAAGCAAGTTGGTTATCTTTACTTTGTTTAATTGATTTTAATTTCGCGCTAAGTCTTTGTAGCCTAGGAATATTTAACTCTTCTGGAAGACTTTGGTTAAAAGATGCTCTTATAAGTCTGTTAGCCTCTCTTTCGGTAAACTGTGCGCCTAGTGTCTCTCTCAAAGATTGGAATGTTATATCACTAATCTCATCCAGGAACCCAACCGCTCCAGGTGCCAATACTGGTTTAAGAGCCTCTGGAATAAAAGTAAACCCAGGTCCAGATACATTTTCCTCACCAGCATATAGCCTGTTAATTTTATTATCCAGGTTGGCTAAATTTGCATCCACTTGCGCGGATCCGCTTGATACCCATTTTTCTGCTGTTTGCGTAAATCTTTCGTCAAGTTTTTTTTCTCCAGGAGTTAAAAGCAAACCACCAGATTTAGCTTTTTGTTTTGACTCTTCAAGTTTTCCCATTGCCTGCGGATCATATTTTAAAGCTCCAGTTATGGCTAAAAATTGATTTTTTAATACAGGATCTGTAATTGTTTGCGCAAAATCATAGTTTTGTATTGCAGCTGTGTCATCTCCCTCGTCCGCGGGAGCGTCTACGTCTAATACAGGCTTGCCAGTATCAACATAATAATGAATACCGCCTTGCTGAACCGTTTTCCTGGGTTGTTGTTTAAAAGACTGCATTACTGCTTGAGACTTCAGTGGTGTACTTAGCTGTTTATAAAAATTCTTTTGTGTTTCTGGAATGTCCAGGGCGTCAATTGATGCGTTTAAAGTTCTTTCTCGCTCTTCTTTTTGTTGTTGCTCTTGTTTTTTTAACAACGCTTTTTGTTCTGTTTGTTGTTGTTCTGCAAATTGTTGTTGCAATCCCAAAGTTCTGCCAACAGGATCTCCGCCTTTTAAGGTTTCTGACAATGCGGATAAACCTAGTCCAAGGTTTTGCCTTCTTTGTAATTGCTCCTCTGGTGTTAGAGGTGTTCTAGGTTTTCCAAATGCCATAATTAAGTTCCGAATAAGCTTGGTGGTAAATTAACTTGACCAGATTGATAGCCTGATCCAACCATTCCGCCTGGATTAAAATTAAAATTTTGCATAGGTGGAACAACGCTACCACCCGCAAATGTTTGCGCGCCCCCGCCCCCAAATAAACCTTTAAGGCCACTAAAAGGATTTATACCTCCTAACGCTAATGAGCTACCAAGTCCTGCTATACCGCCTAGCACGCCCATAGGGCCAGCTGTTGATTCGGATGTGGTTGTCTGACCAACCAAGGGTTGCATACCTTGCACGCCCTGTCCAAACAATCCTAATTGATATGCTGGGTATTGTTGTTGTCTCATAAACTCGCTGAAGTCAAAGTCTCTGCCTTGTTGCTCTAGTCCTCTAGCCAAACCACCGTAACCACCAAGTAATCCTAGTGCTTGCGTTTGTCCGCCTAATAAACCACCCAGGAGTCCAGCTTGTTGTTGTCTGCTTCTTAGCTCCAGCTCGGGGGCGAGCATGGCCATCTGTTGTTGTCTTGCTATGTCAGACTCAGCAGCTCTTTGCGCTTGCTCAAATCCTGACTGTCGTAAACCAGCAACTGTCCTGGCTTCTTGTTCTTGTAAAGGTCTTAATGCTTCTTGCTCGTATATAGTTCCTCTTGAGCCACCAAACGCACCAGATCGCATTGCTACATCTTGCGCTTGCTGTTGTTGTAAATCTCTACGTCTAGCAAAGTCTTGCTCTGTTAGGTCTATAACTTGTTGTTGATAAGGTGACTGATACGCACCAATATCTACATCTAATAAAGATTGCACATCTCCCATTTGTGGAGCTTGTTGACCAGCCAATTGTTGTAATTGTCTTGTGGGATCAAATCCACCAAAGGCACTACCATACATACCTTGTATACCTGCGCCCATTTGCATCTCTTCTGGAGATAAACCTGCTATTCTATCGCCAGTATATCCCTGAAATGGTATGTCAGCAGCTTCTTGCGCTCTAGCTAAATAGTCTTGATAAGCCTGTTTCTGCCAATCTGGTAGCGTTGCTTCTTGTGTAGTTGTTGTTTTTCCTTTACTCATAAATCTTTTCTAATTAAATGTTCTGTTACAAATCCAAGATGTTTAAGCTTTCTTGTCCATCCTTTTCTGCCACCACCGTAGAGTCTTTTCACTCCACATTTCTTTGCGTACTCTTCTATGTGTGGCAACATCGCCTCTAATTCTTTATAGTCACCACCACAAAAGAGTAAGTTCATTGCGGTGTGCTGTGGAAATACTACAAACTCTGTTACAAATGCTGCATTGTTGCTAGCCCAAAGTAGGAATATTCCTTCTCTTATTTTATCTTCTATGTCATCAATTGTATAGGCATCTTGATGTTTAACCGCTTTTGCTATAAGAGGTTTGGTTCTTATCCATTCCTCTTGCCAGCTTTCATTAATCGCCTTTTGCATACTCTACTAGGCTTGCAATGACATTAATGTTTGCATGGCTTACTTGTATTTTTAGGACCTGTCCAGCCGTTAAAACTAAATCATTTTGTAATAATTCGTCAGTTGCGTGTGCTGTTATATTATGTTGTTTAAAAATGTAAAAGTTAGATGCACCAGTAGTTATTGATATATCTATGTTTGTTTGTTGGTTGCCGTGGTCACATACTAAAATAGACTCTACAATGGCAAAATCAAAATCCGTACCAGTCGGTGCTGTATATATTGTTTCTAAAGACGTTGTTCCAGATACAGTCAGTTTAGAATTAGTTACTCTTTGTATATATTGGGCTTTACTTTCTGGTGATATCATCTTCTACCTCTTGGTTTACCATCAACTCTTATAACTCCAACCTGGAAGTCTTCTGTTAAAGATCCTGTAATTTTCATTTGTACCTGTCTTGCGCTAAACCTTGCATCAGTATATCCGTCTGTTTGGAAGGTAAAGTTACCGAAATCTGTTTGAGATCCTAAAGGTGTAAAGCCACCAGTAAATCCTACAGTTATGCCTGGTAAGTTTGCAGATTCTTCGTCTGGAATAATTTGGTTTACTTGTATTACCCTGTCGCCATTACCTAGCTCTATAGGTGCGCTAGTACAAAATGGCACTTGATTGCCTATGCCTGGTGAGTCAAACAATGGTCTTTTATCATGCTCGTATACATTACCGTTTGAGTCGCATGCTATTGGATTAGCAAATACTCCCTGGTCAATCCAACATGTTCTATTCATAGATCCTATGGACCATACATTATCTAAGTAGTTCCAGATAACATATTTGTTTGGTGTTGGTTGGTAGTCATCCCCGACTGGGAAAAACCACCATATCTCATTAAAGTCTACGTTATGTGTACCAAAAGTATTTTCTTGTGTACCAGATTGTATGTTATCAAAAATGAAATCATGCACATTTGATTTTAGTTCTTTTACAGTACCTGAGTATGTAAAAAATGAGTTCTCGCCAATCCATGATATGAAGTCACCAGAAGCAACTATGCCTCTAGGACAGATAGCCTTGCAATTAACTCCAGCGTCTTGTATTCCATATACAAATGGAGAACCAGCATAATACATTTTATTAATACCAATATCGGTAAATATAATAACGCTGTTCTGCCACTTAACTGCATACAAGGCTCTACCACCAGTAGGTATTTGTAAGTCTCCAGCTGTGTTTCTTGCTGTTGCGGTCCAGTTGGTATTGTCTTCTCTATCGCTCCAGGATATTTTCCTAGGATCGCTGTATGAACCAATAGCTACCAAGTGTCTTTCATTGGTTACTATAATAGCCTGGCATCCTATTGGTGAGTTTGTTATTTGTGTAGCTATAGTATCTGGAGATCCTGAACCTGCATCTGGTCGCCATTGATATATTTTACCGTCACTAGAACAGCAAAATACTAAATGCTCTCCCCAATTATCAAATGAGAAATGATCTGTTTTTAACGCAAGCGTAGACGCTGATCTTGCAACTCCATAATTCTCTTCGTCATAATCGTATGTACCATAGCCATTTGAAGTATTGACAGAATCGCCAACAAAACCCGATGGTGTGATATCTATCCAGGCATCATTATAAAATACATAAACTTTTGTTCTTGTGCCAACAACTAGAACCTTGTCTCCGTCATTAGTTCTATAAGAATACATGGCTATCGGCGTGCCTGCTAGGGTAGTATTTTCAAAGTTTGTCCAACCGCCAATAGGTTTAAGATAACCGTTTTCAAAACGTACTAAATCACCATCTACCCAACGTCCTTTGTTGGCGTAATCAGTACCGTTTTTTACTATTCCTGCGGGTGGCGTGATTGGGTATAGGGCCATTGTCAGCTCCTATACTGTACGTTTCCACATATAAGCAACTATGTATGGTTGTAAGTTGTTATGCGCGCTTCCGCCACCTGTGGCTTGTGTTGATTGTGTTGATGTTGGTGAACCACCAGCAACCTCAATCGCTCCAGATCCACCTGGATTATCACTAGCATCTAAAGCATGTGTATGTGATGGAATTTCGCTAGTTGTTAATGTGTGTGTTTTTGCACCGCCAGTCTCTCCTACTGTGTCAAAGTCTGTATCAGTAGAATCTAAACCAACCACAACCTTACCAGCTCCAAAAGCCACCCATGTACCAAAACCAAGTAATGTACCTGGATTGGTTGCACTAGTTGCATTGATATAGATAGATCCAACTGGATATACTTTTTCTAGTACGTTAGTACCATTGATTTGTAGCTCGCCACCAGTAGTATTTACATTACCACTAGCTGTAACAGTAGTTCCTGTTATTGTAGTTGCTGCAACAGTTGAGGCTGTAGTAGCACCAATAGCAGTATTGTCTATTGCGCCACCGTTTATATCTACTGTGGTTAGTGTAGATGTTCCAGTTATTGTTGCACTATTTAAAGTAGCTAAACCAGTTGTTGATAAAGTAGTAAATGCACCAGTTGATGCTGAATTTGCACCGATTGGAGATCCATCAATTGCACCACCATTTACATCAATAGTTGTAAAAGATGCTGTACCAGTAGAGGTTAATGTACCAGTTACTGTTAAGGTTTTATTATTACCAACATTAAGACCTACACTAGTACCTGCGCCATTAGCAGCAAAAATACCGTCAATGATATCTAAATCATTATTTAATCTGCCACCCCATTCATTAGTAGCGCCTCCTACTTGTGGTTTTCTAAGTTCTAAATTGGTGGTGTAGGTATCTGCCATAATGTTTACTTCTTAAATTTGGATAGTATTGTATCTATCCATTCTGGTTTCTTTTTATTTATTATAAAGTATATTATCCCAATTATGATAACAACTTGAAAAAGTGTTTCCATCTACTCGCCTATAGTTTTTGTTTCAGTCGTAGGTGTTATCTCTTCAGATATTTTTGAGTCTAAAGCAGACTTTAAGTTTGCTACTTCCTCTTCACCCATATTACCTTCAACCCAACCAGTAACTATTGTGTTAGTTAATTCGTCAAAAGGTTTAAAGTCTGTACCGACATCTTCTAATGATAATGATTGAGTGCCATAAACACTAGCGGTGTATGGTACTTCTTGACCATCTACTTCGTGTGTTTCACTACTTGTTGCGTTAAGTCTCCAATGGACGTTGTAAACTGTATCTGTGTGATCCTCGTATTCTGGGTACACGTCTACTGTTTTACAGTCCCATTCGTATGTATTTGCCATCTTGTTCTCCTATAAAGTTGTTATTATGAAAGCTAGGAGTTCATTATACCTTACTCCGAGCCTAGTTTGCTCTACCCCGTCATCATCTTCCCAGGTGCTAGATATAAACATACCATAATTACCTGCATCAAGGCCTTCTGCTGTAAACGCATCTTGTAAGTCTTGAGCTATGACACCGAAGTGTAATCTAGCATCATCGCCTTTTTCTTCTACTGCATCTTGCCATCTGAATCTTCTAATCAAACCTTTACATGCTGTAGCAACTCTTTGCTCTGCATCTGTTAAGGCTTGTATGTCTTGTTTTTCGTTTCTGTCTGAAGTTTGTATAGTTCCGTTGGTAGCGTAGATATCATCGAATCTTGCACTTGATGTACCTAAATCTATAAGATTATCGGCTGAACTACCATCATCATAACACGGTATAATATTCTTAACTGTGAAAGAGGTAAAACGTAATCCAACACCAGTATTAGTTCCATTTGTTCCAGCAGCTATAACTAATTGTGAACCGTTTGCACCATCTGGACATCCGATATTTCCAACTGTTAAGCCATCTTTTCTAAAATTAACAATATCGCCATCAGTACCAGCTCTATTAAGAGATAAAGAATAATTATTTGGTCTTGATGCACCTATCAAACCAAAATCACCTCTTATAGCGATTCCTTGTGCTGTACTAGATGTTGAAGCGTAAGGTGCGGTAGATGTAGTTCCAACTAATAAATTACCACTAGTATCCAGTCTAGCAGACTCTCCAAAACTTGCTTTGTTTCTGAAACGTACAATAGATGCAGCACTAGCACCGCCTATATACATACTATCATTACTAAACGAAATGCTTGAATCGTAAGCAGTTCCAGCATTATCTGTATCGTTAAAAAATAAGTAAGGTTGGTCTGAGGTAATTTTTATACCATTAGCACCTGTTGCATTAACTTCAAAATCTGTAGTTGGGTTTGTAGTATTTAACCCAAGTCTGCCTGTAGATGTTATCCTAGCTTTTTCACTTCCATCAACTGCAAATCCTATAGCTGAACTACCATTAGCATTTTCAGGGTCAGCATGAATAAATACTTTAGAACTATCCCATGCAATTTTGTGGTCTTGTGTTGAACTGTACCCAAATCTTATTTCAGGGTCAGAACTGTTATGTACTGTTAAAGGTGCATCGGGTGAAGGCGTTCCTATACCAACAAGACCACCCTGTTTAACTACAAAATATGCACCACTACCATCTTCACATCTAATAGCCGAGCCTGAATCTTGTCTAATATCTAATTTAGCAGCAGCACTTATATTACCTATGGCAAGATTACCTGATGAGTCTATTCTAGCTCTTTCTGTTCCTGAAGTTTGGAAAACCATGTTTCCAGCTTCTCTGTTAGTTAAATAAATATCTGAACCAATAGCAGTAAAACTTGTACCATCACTAGCTGTAGCACCAGTTGTATCGTTTGTTAAATGTAAATCTGTAAAGTTAGATGCGTGAACATGTAGATTTCTTGCTGGTGAACTTGTACCTATTCCAACATTACGGTTAACATCGAGATACATAATATTGCCATTACCATTCGCAAAGGCAATTTCACCACCAACACTATTTGCTTTAATTGTATGTAAAGCACCAACACTACTTCCACTTGCTGTTGAGCTTGTAAATCTTAATGAACGTGCATTTGAAGCATTATCACCACCGACTCTTAGATATTCACCTTCACTACCTTTATCAATTTCTAAAAGAGCATCAGGTGAAATTGTACCTATTCCAACATTACCACTAGAACTAATTTTCATGTGGGATGTTCCGCTAGTAGCATCTATAAAATTAAAATCACCACCATCTAAAAAGTCTATCCTTGACTGATTATTTCCATTTTCATCTTGATACCTTAATTGTGCTGAGTGCGCTCCTTTCATACTGTAGATAGGTATGCCACTTGAATGTGTTGTTTCTAAATTTAAAATAGCACCAGTAGCACTTGCAGATTGTATATGTAAAATATTACTTGGTGAACTTGTGCCAATTCCAACTTTTCCATCTTTAAGTCTCATTATTTCAGAGCTACTACCATTTAAAGTTAAATCACCAGTTGGCTGTATAAATAAATTACCAGCACTTTGAACATAATTTAAAGATGCACCTGTGAAAGCTACTCTATCAGAAGTTGTAGGAATAGAAGTTGTGTTTGTTCCATTGCTTACAGTAAGTGCATCACTTGTTACTGTTCCTGTTACGTCTAAAGCAGAACTCGGCGAAGCTGTACCTATGCCAACTTTATTATTCTGATTAGTACCAGCAGCATCAACGCCAAATAAAATATCTTTACCTGAACCGCCTGTATTATAAATTCTTAAATCATCCCCAGCATGATTGACTTTGAAGTAACTACCAGTATCACTTCTACCAATATTTAAACTTATTTCACTTCCATTTGCAGCCCTTACATCAAGTTTAGCTGCTGGTGCTGTTGTCCCCACCCCCAATCTCTCAGCACTAGAATCCCAAAAGAAACCTTGAGTTGAGCCTGTATCGTCGTAGAAGGATATGTCTCCGTTAGATGCTACCTTTAGTCTATCTACTGTATTACCTGCGGTTGTACCTGTTTTTAAATGTACGCTACCTACAGCAAGTGAACGCAACCACAATTGGTCATTTGTATGGTCATAAACTATATCTCCACCTGAATTATTACCACTGTTTTGCTCAAAAGTTATTTGATTATATTGACCTGTGGCATCTAAGGTTAATTGTCCTGCATTAGTACCATTTATTTGTGCTGTACCATCAACAGTCAAACCATCACTTGTTACTGTGCCTGTTACGTTAATTCCTGTTGAGGTTGTGGCTAGTTTGGCTGAGCCATTGTGATATAAATTTACTGCACCATCAACATCAGCTTTAATCATTGCTTCTGCATCATCTGAAGTATTAACTCTAAATTGAGCTGCTTGAATAATAAAATTACCTGTTCCACTATCTACAAGTCTGCTATGACTACCATCATGGTAGATTTGTAGATCTGAACCTGTACCAAGAATTAGTTTCTTTCCATCTGCAAAATTAATTTGGTTTGGGTTTAAATTAATCTGTGTACCAGAGGTACTAAAGATTGCATCAAGAGAGTCTAAGTCAGCGTTAAGCGAAATACCCCAGGTATCTTCTGCTGCACCTGGTTCTGGTTTTGTTAAGTTTAGATTAGTTGTATATGTATCTGCCATTTAAGCTGCCTCTTGTTTGTCTAATTCAGTCCAATTTGTTGATGGGTTACTTTGATCTGTCCATGTTGCACTTGCAACTATCTGATCTGTCCATGTATCGTCTGGAACAATTATATCTTCCCATTTTAGACCACCAACAGCTACAAGGCTACTGGTTTGGTTGATCGTTGATGCGGCTGCGAATGTTGCTCTACCTGTTGCATCAAAGCCTGATGTTTGTGCAATGGTTGAGAAACCAGCTACGGTTATAAATGCCTGTGAGTCAAAGTCTGATACTGCTGCAATCGGTTGCATTAGCACCGTGTGTTTTTCTGCCTACTGCATTGACATCTGATACAGCTACAATGTTTGCAACTGCTCTATCAATCTGTGTGCCAGTTGCAGTAAAGCCTGAAACAGCCTGTATGACTGCTGTAGGGTACATCTATTTGTGTTCCAGTAGCGGTAACTCCTGAAACGACTTGAATGGTTGCTTCGGCTTGAAACGCAAGATCGTTATACTTTGATCTTGAGTAGTAGCCTTTGTTATAGCCTATACTGGCCATGATCTTAAGCCAGTGTTACGTCTAAATCACCAGTGTTGAATCTGAACACATCTCCTGTACTTACAACTTTTGATGTAGTTAAGTTTGCGTATGCTAACAAGTTTCCTGATGATAGTGCATCAAAGATACCAACTGCAACTACTGTTCCGTAGTTTGCTGTAGCTGTTGGATATTCAACTGCACCTGTGTTACTTGCTGTTGTTGGGTTAGTTCCAGACACAGTAAATGCCGATGCCTTTCTTACATAACCGCCACCAGATACTTCAGTTCCACCACCTGTATCAGTTGGTGCTACTGTATATAAAGCAACATATAATGTTGACGGTGCTGAATAAGCATTGCCACCAAAGACATGCTCTAAGATCTTGTCCTCTAAATAATCACTAAATCCTGCCATTCTGTTCTCCTAATTATTTTTAAAAATGTAAGTATTTCTGCCAGTTTTTCCGTAAGTTTTTCGTCTTTGCATTAAAGATCCCTTACCAAACTCTGCTTTTTCTTGTTCCATTCTCATCTCTTCTAAAGCTTTTTCAAACTGTGATGTGAATAAAGCAACTCTATCATCTTCCATAAGAAAGATAGATGCGTGTTTTAAAGCACCATATAGGTATGCGTCTGGATATGATGTAGAAATAAAATTCGTTGTATTCGTATCACTTAGAGCATCTATAGAGCCGTAGTATGTTAATTGTAACGTATAACTTGAGTCTGGTGTAGGTGCTAATTCAATTGTGTTATCTACCAATGCAAAGTAAACAGGTTGTCCTGTAGCATTACCTTTGCTTTTTCTGTACACATCCATTGATTCTATAGACTGTTGGAACAATGGGCTAAAGTCGTTGCTATCTATTTGCACATTGATAGCTTCTAACCAATCGGTTGGTAATGATAAATACTGGCCATCTGCTGTTGCAGTAGCTCTTTTTACCATGTCTTTATTTCTTAATCTTCTATTTAACTCTGCCTCTGTTGCATCAATGAAAAAATCTAACTGGTTAGTCAAATCAGATCTATTAAGAAAACTTGCAATGTTAGTTTTTAATTCATCGTATGTCATACTTTACCTTTCCATGTTCTAAATGGTTTGTTGTCTGAATGGTTTAACCAGTCTTTCCACTTTGCTGGATCTTGCGCCCATCCTTCTCTTACAGCTCTTTGATATACAATCATTGGAACTTCTGCTATATGTCTAAGATCTTTGCCTGGGGCTTGCTCAGACAATTGTTTTACATACTCTAAAGTAGGATTAACATCCTGTTTAGTATGGTATATAAACTTATCATCCTCTGTTGCAAATACAGATTTAAAGTTTCTCTTATGATCTATAACTGTGGTTTTTGCCATGCTTAATTTTAGCACAAAAAAAAGGGAAGCCGAAGCCTCCCTTAAAGTTATTGACTAACTCTACTAAGTAGTTAAGTCAGCAACGATGCCGTGTGCAGCTTCGTTACCTACTTCCAAACCGAATTCTACCAAGAGCATCTTCGAAGTTGCATCCCCTACTGTAGCGATATCAACTGTTTTAAAGTCTCTTAGGTAAGAAACTTTAGCATATTCTGGATCTACTAATAATAGTGATCTATCTCTACTGAAGTTAGATGGTACGATTTTTAGCTCGCCAAAGTCTGATGCGTAAATAGAAACAGAAGCTTCTACTGTGTTTGCATCAACAAATTGTCTAGCCTGAGATCTACCTGTGAAACCAGAAATAACTTGCTTGTTTACTGGACCACAAATCGCTAGTGAAGGCTCACCACCGTTTTGGAAGCAAGATTGTAAAACTGACTTTAATAAAGGTTCAGTTAAAGCTCTTCTGTTACCAGTTGTTGCGTCAGTTGGAGCAACACCGTCACCACCACTTGAACCGCCAGTTCCTCTTGATACGTTTGAAGTCATCCAAGATTCAAAACCACCAGTTACCCTAGCTTGAGTATTACTACCAGTTGTTCTAGCACCTTTTTGACAAAGAGCTGTTTCCATATCTCTTTTCAAAGCTTTAGCCATAATAGCTAATTGGTGTGCCATTTCTGACTTTTTACCAGCAGGATCACTTGTTTCTTGAGAACCAGATACTGTTGCATCTCTTTTTGAGATCATTGCAACATTAGTTTTTCTTACTGTTGCAGTAGAAGCAGATGTTGCTCCATCTAATCTGAATCCTTCAATTTCACCAGTTGCATCTACTGTTGGTAGAGCTTCTGTTTGCCAATCAAAAACTACGTTCTTAATTGAGTTTTTACCGATTGATGACATAAAAGGCGTTGCTGTTGGAGAAATGTTATAGATAACATTACTTAATTGTTCTCTATCAGCCTGCGCATCATATGTATCAAAGACATTATTTATTTGAGCCATGATATTTTCCTATATTTAAAATTTATATTAATTGTTCAAAAACTTTAGCTGCGTCTTGCAATTTGCCAGACTTAGCTAATCTTTGTGTTGCTCTCTTTACAGGTGCTACCGATTTTCTTTTGTTAGCAGTACCAGGCCTTGCAACTCTAGCTGGTGCTTTTTGTGTTGGTTTTTTCTTGACAGTTTCAGCAATTTTATCACTTAACCATGCCTTTCTTAAACCAAGTAAAGCTCTCCAGTCATATACAGAGTTGATCTCTTCTTGGGTATATCCCAAGACCTCAGTTGCATAAGACGCAATCTCAGCTTTTTCTTTATTGGCAACCTCTTGGTTCTGCCATTCTGGAATAACCTCAAGTAGCTTTGTTTGTCCCTCTTCAACTTGTTGTTGAATAAGTTTTTGCTGTTCTACAAATGACTCTTGTTGGAGTCTTTGTTGTTCAGCTTGGACAGCGTCTAGCTTTTGCTTTTGTTCATTCCAAACTTGCTGTTGTCTTACATAACCAACTGGATCATCTTCATATAATGCGTTCCAATCTGGCTCTTCGCCTAAAGCACTATTCAACTGTGCTTCCATTTTCGGTAATAACTGCGAATAGATCGCATCCCTTTGCTCTAACTCTGATTGTTTCTGCTCAATAGTTTTACGCTGCTGAGAGAGTTCTTGAGTTTTACGCGTATAATCTTGCTGACGAGAATATCCGTTGACGAGTTCCTCTTGCGTGACTTCTACCTCTTGGCCATCTACCTTTACGGTAAATGTTTGAAGTTGCGGAGCTTCCTCTTCAACATCTGTGTGTTCATCTTCAACCTCTTCGCCATCTTCTAACTCATCTATAATTTCTTGATCTAATTCATCTTCAACAAATTCAGAATCATCTTCAATGACTTCTTCTTGTGCCACATCTTGTTCTTCTAAAACATTCTCAACATTATCCTCTTCAGGTGTTAACATGCTTTCAAACGCAGACGCAGCTAATTCTGTGTCGCTTTGTAAAGCAGTCGGTTTTCCGTTATTGCTCATAAATACTCCTTAAATGTATTTATAAGTATTTTATATCAAGAATGTGTGAAAAGGGAAGTATTAACCAATATTTCTAATTTTGTTAATATTTGCTTTTGTCAGCTTTCCTTTCTCTGCAAGGATGCGCAGATGTCTTTCAACCTCTGGCAATAGTAATAAAGACCTGTGTAAGTCTTCTCTGATGTTTACATCTTTTATATCTCTGGAATTTAACCAATGAGTTATGTACTCATTTTTTAAGTTTTCCATAGCATTTTTAAAGACATCTGATTTAAGTAATATTTCTGCTTGTTCTGCCTGTATGGCTTCTTCGTGTGTAATAGACATTATCTAAATAAGTTTATAGGTGGTAAAGATCCCCTGGACATTGGTCTGCCGTAAGCGCCCTGGCTTTCCATTCTATAGTCTTGGGGTTGTAGTAAAGACTGTGGAGGTGTTTGTATTGGCGCTCCTGGTATTTCTGGTTGCATCAATAGTGAAGGAACTTGTATATGCGTTTGTCTTGCAGGAGGCGCTATGGGCGGTGCTATGGGTTGTGTTATGGGAGGCGATATTGGTACTGGAGTTTCTCTTGGTTGTTGAGATATACCACTAGCCATAATGTTTGCTATAGGCTGTTGTATAGACATTGGCTGGTCAACCCTAGCCATAGCTTGTTTTTCTACAGGTAAATAGTTTGGCTTTGGTGGCATAAAATAATTACCAGTATGAGCCATTGGAGGAGTTTGTTGGAAGTTTGGGATCTCTCCCATTTGTCCTAGTCTTGTTTGAAAAGCGCCTTTACTCATATTAGCCTGTTATTAATCTATCCATTTTTTCGTCTAGTTTATCTAAACGGTCTATAACTCTATCTATGCTTATTGCAAATTCCTCTTTAGTAACGTATTTGCTAGCAACCTCTTCCCGAGTCTTGTTTACCAGTATATCAATTCTTTTGGTTTCTGTCGCGTTAGACCTAATGCTATGAATGATTGGCATGATTACAAGTGTAATCATTACATTCCAAAATAACAATGTAGTAATGTCCATCATTAGTAGCTCCAAATGTGAGGTCTTGGCCTGCCGTTTGCATCCTTAGATATATCCAAGTGTATAAACCTCGCATCTCCTTTTTGATTAACCCCAACTCCAGTAAAACCATAGTCAGTAGCTTTTGATAATACTTGTAAAGCCTGGTTGCCTCTTAAATATATGTCAGCTGCTAAACCTAAAGCGTGCGTGCCTGGGGCGGATTTATTCTTTTCTATAGGATGATCTGCGCATCTATAACCGCTTGTAATCTTAAACGGAAATCCAACTTCTGTTCTCAGCAATTGTAGCTTATCAACAAGTTCTTTTTCAATCTTGTTTTCACCACAATGCTTGCAAGCGAACTCTTCTAAACTAAAATTCTCCCAAGTC